TAGCTAAAGTAAAAGAGATGGAGGAAAAATCTAATGGTAGTCTTAAACTTAAAAGGTTCCCAAGTGACGGTACAACCATTAAAACTATTAGGAAATATATTGAGAAGAAAATATCTGAAGGTTTTAGACCAGATATATTACTTTTAGATTACATCGATTGTGTTCAACCATCTAGAAAATTTGATGACGTATACTCAGGTGAGGGTAATGTAATGCGTGAATTTGAAACGATGCTTTCCGATTTCAATATTGCTGGTTGGACGTTTGTACAAGGTAATAGAAGTTCAATAAAGGCTGAAGTTGTTGAAGCTGACCAAATTGGTGGTTCAATTAAAAAAGGTCAGATTGGTCACTTTATTATGAGTATTGCCAAGAGTTTATCACAAAAAGATAGTGGACACGCTAATATCGCAATACTGAAATCTAGATTTGGTAAGGATGGTTTAGTATTCCAAGATTGTGTATTTGATAATGGTCGAATACAAATTGATATTGGTGAACAACAAAATTCAGTTACGGAGTTTGAAGCAAAAAGTGGTATTAACGGTATAAACCAACAGGTGGTAAATAATGTATTGGATAGAATTCAAAGAGGGAAATCTTCAGAACAAATAATATAATATTAAAATTAAACAGAATGTATTTAAAAAATAAAGACGTAGGTAAACGATATTCAATATTTCCAATAACACATAATGACCTTTGGGAAAGATATAAAAACGCTGAATCCCAAACATGGGTTGCTGAAGAAATCGATTTGAGTAAAGATAGATTTGATGAACTTAAAGATAACGAAAAAACGTATCTTAAAAACATATTAGCTTTCTTTGCAATATCTGATGGTTTAGTAATTGATAATCTTGCAACAAATTTTTTGAATGAAGTTGAAGTGTTAGAAGCCCAATATTTTTATGGGCACCAAACATTTATTGAACAAGTACATGCCAATGGTTATTCATTACTAATTGATACTTATATAAAAGACCTCATTGAACGAGATGGTCTATTCAACTCAATGGAAACCAATCCAGCTGTTAATAAAAAAGCAGCATGGGCTGAAAATTGGATTGAACACCCGTCATTCTCACACAGATTAGTTGCATTTGCGTGTGTTGAAGGTATATCTTTTGCAAGTGTTTTTTCGGGTGTGTTTTGGTTTAGAAGCCGTAACAAAATGCCAGGTCTTGGAAGTATGAACGAGTTAATATTAAGAGATGAAACAACTCATTATGAGTTTGCCTTGAATCTTTATAAGGAATACCTTAAAGATGAATATAAGTTATCAAAAGATGAACTTAGAAATATAATTCTGGGTTGTTATGAGGTAGAAAAAACATTTGTTGAGGAAAGTATGCCTGACGGACTTCAAGGTTTAACTAAAGCTGACATGGTTAAATATATTCAATATGTTACTGACATAGTATTGAACGATTTTGGTTGTGAAAGAGAATTTAAAGTTAATAACCCATTGGAGTATATGGCAAGAATCGGACTTTCAGCCAAAAATAATTTCTTTGAAAAGAGAGACGGTGAATATACAAGGGTAGAAATCCCTTCATCAATTGATGGGGTTTTTGATGATGATTTTTAATTAAAAAAAAAGGAATAAAGATGAAGATTGTAAAGAGAGATGGAACCAAACAAAATTTTGCACCAAACAAAATTTTAACAAGAATTAAAACACAGGCCAAAGGCCTTAACGTTAACTCAGACCTATTATTTCAAGAAGTAATACCCTTGATATCTGATAATATGACAACAACTGAGGTTGATGAGGTGATAGCATTTAAAGCTGCTGATAAAATCATACAACACCCAGATTATTCGTTATTGGGTGGTAGGATTCTTTTAAGTAGGCAATCAAAACTAATTGGTAAAGAATTACAGGATGTTGACCTTACTTATGATTTCTTTGGTTCGACAACTTTCTTAACCAAATACTCTATGAAAAATGACGATAATATACCAGTAGAACTACCGTCATGTATGTACAAAAGAGTTTCAGAGTTTCTAAGTAATAACCCAAAAGAATATAAAAATCTATTGGAAGAATTAACCTCTAAAAGAGGTAATTTTGCTACACCAACATATACCAATGCTGGTATACCAAAACGAGGTGGAATGATTAGCTGCAACTTGACACATTTAGAATCTGATACAATTGAAGGAATCGAAGAGACCTTAACAAAAATATCTTACGCTTCAAAAGAAGGTTCTGGTATAGGTCTACTCATAGACCCGATACGAAGTAAAGATAGCTACGTCAGCTCATTCAATGGTAAAGCTGGTGGTGTTGTTAGATTGGCTGATATGGTCCAGTCTAAAATGCGTTTCTATAAACAAGGTTCACGTTCTGGAAGCTGCGCATTGTATTTATCTGTTTGGCATCGAGATATAATCGACTTCTTAGAATTAACATTACCTGTTGGTGATGAGCAACTTAGAACTAGAGATTTATTTACCGCAGTTGTAATCAACGACTTATTCATGGAAAAATTACAATCAGGTGAAGATTGGCATCTATTTTGTCCAAATGACATTAAAAAAGCTGGTTTAAAACCGTTATATGATTTGGCTGGTGAAGAATTTAATATTGAATATCAGAAAGCTGTTGATTTAGGTATTGGTGTTGCTGTTAATCCGAAAAAGATATTTGACGCCATAATAAAATCACAAGTTGAAAGTGGTAAACCTTATGTGATGTTTAAGGATAATGCCAATAAGCGAAATATGCAAGATAATATTGGGGTCATCAAACAATCAAATTTATGTATCGAAATTTTTCAAGCATCAAAACCAAACTACACACCACAATGCACATTAGCATCGTTGAATTTAGCTGAACACACTTCTCTAAAATCAATTGCTAAAACTACCAAAGTGTTGGTTAGAGCATTGAATAATGTTATTGACAAAAATAAATGGAGTGATGAGTGGAGTAAGAATGCTGGTGAACATCAAAGAGCGTTAGCAATCGGTGTGGCTGGTTTAGCTGATTTCTTTGCCAAACATAAGATAGCTTATGAATCTGAAGAAGCAAAGAAATGGAATGAGGATATATTCAGTACAATGTATAAAGCAGCTGTAATGGAATCGATGGCTATCGCAGAAGAAAGAGGTGAGAATTACCCAGCATGGGAAGGTAGCCGATATTCAAAAGGTGAAACTTATATTGAAGGTTGGTCACCATTACCTGAAGGTGAACCCATACCAATGTACAATAGTATGTTAATTGGACTTATGCCAACAGCATCAAGTGCAATCTTATTGGGTAGTTTTGAATCATTTGAACCTGTTACAGCTAATTTGTTCACACGTAGAGTTGGTCAAGGTGAATTCTTAGTTGTTAACAAATATCTTGTAAGAGAATTGATAGAATTAGGTCTATGGGATTCTGAAATGATTGATAAAGTCATTTCAAATAAAGGTAGTATTCAGAACATAATGGAAATACCAGAAGATATCAGATATCGATATAAAGATGTTTGGGAGATACCACAAAGAGTATTATTGGATTTGGCGATTATACGAAATAAATATGTTGACCAATCACAATCACTTAATGTTTATCATGCTGATGCGAAATACTCTAAAATTGCCAGTGCATTGATGTATGCTTGGAAAGGTGGTCTAAAAACAGGTGTATATTACACAAGAAGTAAATCTAAATTGGATACAAATACCAAATTAGCAACTTCAAAAGTAAATGAATTACCAGAAAAACCTAAAGATAGTCAATTTGAATGTTTTGGGTGTAGTGCATAACGGTTTTGCTAAAATAAAATGCGATTAAAAATGAAGACTTTTCGAGATACACAGAAGCAACAAGAAACTGATGAGACTGACGGACGTACCGTCCCACGCATTTGGTTTAGCAATTGTTGGCGCAAGTTTTTCAATTCCTTTCTTTCACCGTTTCAGTCGCTGTCGAACTGTCGGATTTTGTTGCTGGTAGTGGAGTGGTGGAAACGTCAGCCGAATTGGGTTGCGATACTTCTTGGACTTGCTCTAATTGGGTGTCATTGGGTTTATCTAATTTTTCTACGATGAAAGGAGTAAGTATTCCGAGTAGATACCCAAGTACCAACATCGCAAGTTGCGCTTGTGATTCAGCTTTTTGTACCCAATACTGTCCGAACATCCACTTTAAACGAAACAATTCGAACCAATTTACGTTGGTGAAATACTTTCCTTCGTCATCGTCCATTGAGTACTTCTTGTCGAGGAACATTACATTAAGGTTACCGTTTGAATGTCCTTTGACTTCTGGCTTTGTGATTAATTCAACCTCCAATTTTTCACATTGAAATTCAAGAAGTCGATGTTTAACGTTGCAAACTTCAAATTCCTTGCTATAACCCTCGTCTTCGCAGTAGTAGATGTTGAATTTCATAGGTTTTTCAAATGTGTGCCAACGGTTTGCGTGTTTATTTAGTTGCGATTTAAAAAGATAAAATTATGATTACAAAAGAAGATTATTTAGAAGCACAAAAGGTGGTATTAAGATACAGACAGCAATTGAATAAACACGCTGTTATGTGTCGTTATTTTAAAATGTTGATACCTCAATTTGGAAAATTTTCTAATGGAACTTACGATATAGTAGGTGTATTGTGGTTTGGTAGATTGATGGGTAAATGTACCGAATCAAGATGGAATAGCGTAATGAATGTTGGTGATTGGAAAGATTTACCACAATATCACCTACGGTCTGATATGACTCCACAATTTTTAAAATTATGACACATAACGGTTGCAAATATGAGAAGTAAATTTTTCCTTTAAAATTTTTTTATTTTAAAATTTATTTCTTATATTTGTTGTTATAAGTATGTAAAAATAATTTATGAGATTACCTAGAAAATTAAAAAAGAAACTTATAGCCAAATTTGGTAGGGAACTAGTTAGAAAAATTGTTTCTGGTGAAGTTACATACCAAGCTAAAATAACACAAGAAATGAGCAATGATGGTTGGAAAGTATATTATGGTAGTAAAACAATTTTTTATGAAATACGTTAATTATTTTTATTGTTTATAACTAGAATATATACGTAACTGTTTGTAAGTAATTGATTATCGGGAAGTTATTAGGCTAATTTCTTAAAAAAGTTAAAGATTCTTTAAGAAATCTTATAAGTTGATTTAACTAATTTACAAATTTATTTCTTGTGATATATTTATTGATATGGCACAAGGTAAATATATCAACATACGTTATCCATTCAGGGATAGCCAACAAGGTTTCTATTTAGATTTAACCAATACTGATGCAGCAGCAATCAGGTCCGACCTAATGCATTTAATATTAACGCAAAAGGGTCAAAGACTATATATGCCAGATTTTGGTACTGATTTATTAAAATATATATTTGAACCGAACGATAGTAAAACTCTATCAGACATTAAATTTGATATTAATGAGACGGTCAAAAAATACATACCAAATCTAAGAATCAATGAGGTAATAGTCGATAGAGACGAAAATAACGAGCATAAAGCAACATTAACAATAGATTATACATTAACTGAAGATGTATTCGAACAAAATGATGTAATCGTTATTAATCTTTAAATTTAAATTTTTTCCATTATAATCTATTTATTATTAAAGAATTTATAATGGCCCAGAAAATACCATATTTTGCTAGAAACTTTGCTGACGTTCGTACAGAATTAGTTAACTACGTTAGGCAATATTACCCTCAAATCTTCAATGATTTCAATGATGCATCCGTTGGGATGATGCTTTTGGAACTTAATGCTGCGGTAGGAGACATGTTATCATTTCATACTGATAGGATGTTTCAAGAGACACAAATTAATTTTGCACAAGAACGTTCCAGTGTATTGAGTATGGCTAGGACTTTTGGTTTAAAGGTACCTGGTAAACGTGCAAGTGCTACAATTGTTGATTTCAGTGTAACAGTTCCAGTATTTGGTGATACTTTTGATTTATCATACGCACCAGTTATTAGACAAGGCGCTCAGGTATCTGGTGGTGGTAAAGTTTTTGAAGCCTTAAACGATATTGATTTTTCATCACCATTTAATTCTAGTGGAATACCGAATAGGTTAGTTGTACCTAATTTAGATGGTTCTGGTAATATTATCAATTATACCTTAACAAAAAGGGAACAAGTTATAAATGGTGTTACTAAGATATTTAAACGTGCTATTGGTCAGAATGATGTTAGACCTTTCTTTGAGGTTACATTACCTGATAATGATGTAATATCAATCAATTCAATAATAACGTTAGAAGGTACCAATTATACACAAACACCGAGTGTTGACCAATTCTTGAATTTCGATAATAGATGGTACGAAATGGATGCTTTGGCTGAAGATAAGGTTTTTATCGAAGACCAACTTTCACCAAGCACACAATCTGGTATTAGAACAGGTAAATGGGTTAGAGTTGATAGAAGATTCATAAGAGAGTATACTGATTTAGGGTTCACCAATATAATATTTGGTGGTGGTTCTCAGGATATCGGTTCTTTATGTGATTTTGACGTTGATACCACATTGGTCAATAGAATTGGTGATTTCATCAATAATATGAGCTTGGGTACAACATTAACACCCAATACAACGATGTTCATCAGTTATCGTGTTGGTGGTGGTGCAGCAACGAATCTTGGACCTAATGTAATTAATACTGTTAACAACGTTAATATGTTGGTC